GAAAAGAATTTGATAGCTGCTTTTCCAAACAAACCTAATGCTTCCAACCCTTGTTTTAGTCTTGATGTTATTCCATCAAATATTGCATTACCAAAGTTTTTAATAGATTGTACAGGGTCATCAAATATTGCTTTAAAGTAACCTGTAACTGTACCTATGTTATCATTAAGGAAATTAAAAAAGTCATTGAATGCTAAACTCAAACTTTCAAAGGCTACACTAAAAGCATCTGTTACCTTTTGGTTTTCATTAAATACTTCTGCAAGTTTAGAAAATGCTGCAATAGCTAAACCAATACCAGCTGCTTTTAAAGCATTACTAATACCCTTAACACCTTTAGCTACTCCGCCAGTAGTTTCTTTAACTTCTGTTAGGTTGTCATCAATACGTTGTACGCTTTTGGCAACACCTTGTAAGTCTTTTTCTGCTTTGTCTACTTTAGCTTCTAATTCTATTGTTTTTTTAACACTCATAATTCCTTTCTAAATTGTTGGTAGGCTTCTTTAATTGATTCAGGATATTTGTTTTTGCCTAAAGCAATGTCCATATACTGACCAGTCCACTTTTCGTTTTTTGCAAATTGCAATAAATCTAATATATTTTGTATCATAATCTTGTGGTTCTAAAACCTACTTCAGTTATTGCAATTGTTTCATCACCTGTGTTGTAATTACTATCTGCATTTGTTTTTATATACGATTTGTAATAGTAGTTTGTGTTAGGTGATAACCCAGTTACTTTAAAGTTTATATTTTTCGGTGCTGAATGTTTGTTTAATGCTGTGCTTTGTACAACTATTTTATTCAATGATGAATCAGTATCTAGTGTTGAAAAGTCAGTTGGTAAAAGTGCATAAGGGTTAGTTGTCCAGAACACACCATATTCCGCCCAGTTAGATACGTTTCCAATTTGCCCTGTTTCATCTATTATTGCATAAAACATTACTGTATTACTACCTGTAAATCCTGCTGGTGATAAACTAATAAGTGCTTGTGTAACTGGTACTGGTACAGTATGGTCATCAATCTGTGGATTGTTACCTGGATCTATATCATTAGGTATCACTTCATTAGGTGATATGATCTCTAACCCTTCAACATTACAATCTGAATCTGCTGTTATTATAAAACTGTCAACAGAATAAGCAGTTGTATCAGCTTTAACACAAGTAGAATTTGGTAAGAACCTATCAGGTATAATTGGTGTTATTGTTGTTTTTATATTTATTAATTCTAACGTTGATTTGTTAGTTTCAAAGTTTGTTGTTATTTTATTTATCTTATATAGATTGTCAAAGATTCTAATCTTATCTGCTAAACTTAAATCTAAAGTCATTGAAAGTGGCAGGAAGGCTTTTATCGTTGTTAATCTTCTTTGAGATTCAAATATTTCTCTTATATAGTTTTCGTAATATTCTGAAAAATAATGTTTTCTTAAATGGTGTTCCTAAATACTCATTAGGTTCTGCACTAAAGTTAAGGTTTTTAGAATCTGTTAACCTTACAGAATTACTTGGTATAAATACATCTGTTTGTATATCTAAATTTCCACTAGAATCAATTACACCTATGTCTTGTGTTGATAGAATAGGATAGAATAATAAAGGCTTACCTAAGTTTGGTTCTTGTTTTATGTCTGCGCTCCAACCCCATAGCAAGTCTTTAAAAAGTCCACCGTTCACATCCTTTAACCTTTCATACTTAAAGTGTTCTAGTGGTATGCTTACTTTATATGTTTCACCTTCTATTTTAGATATATCTATTGAAGTATAGTTTTCTGTACCCCAGTTCTTATCAAATAATTCTAAATGGTTTTTAGCAAAGAAATTATCTAAACCTTCATATCCAAAATCTATTTGTTTAAATGGCAATACCGTGTCTACTGAAGATTCTGATTTATCTACAAACTTTGTTATATCCCAAATCTTTGTACTAGTAGAATAAAAACTATCTAGTGTTTTAACCTCAACAGTACCATCACTATTTTGAAATGATGTTAGGTTAAACATCTTAAACAAAGAAGTGATAAAGTCCAACACCTTAATCTCTGGCAACTGATTAGATGCTCTTAATTGTACACCTGATAATACAGAAGTACTTCCAGTAAAGAACGCTCTTCTGTAACCAGTATTAGTATTATTTCTTCTTTTTACATAAAAATTTAAATTATACGTTGATGCTGTACCTGTGTCTATTGCAAAGGTATATCTACCTGCATCTATATTTAAACCATTTATTGCATAGCTTCCTGATGTTGCTGTAACATCTTTATATTCTTCAAATACAATTCCATCTTTATAAATAATAAAAGAAAATGCACTTGATATACTAGGAAAGATTGTAACATCTAATGTTCTTTGTGTTCTCGCTTCTTTGCCCCTTTGATCTGCTTGTGGTGTTACAAAGTAGTTGTCGTACAAATCAAGTACTGCACCATTTGAATTAGATTGACTTAAAACAAAATTACCTACAGGGCTTTCATTTCCTTCATCTTCAAACAAGCCACCTGTTTTATTATGCAGCCATAAATACAAATTGTAAAAAGGTTCGTTTGTATCACTAAAAAAGTCTGTACTAAAGGTAATTCCGTACGCTTGTTCTATTGCTTTTATTATAGGATAAACCCTTAACGCTGGTTTTAATTGTGATAACTGTAAACCAAAAGAACTACCGTTAACGTAGGCTATGTTGTTTTGTTTGTCCGTATTACCTTGTGTTGATCCTGAATCATATACTAGCCTTTTACTATGGCTTATTAATGGAAACAATATGGCATCAGGATATGTTGTACCGTTCACCGTTACATCTAAACCATCCTTTAGGTATTGTTTTATGTTGGTATCGTTATAGGTAAAGTTAAAAGATTCTTTTAGTAAAGGCAAAGACTTTAAGTTGTCATCACCCATTATATCTTTTAGGTTTACACCATTACCAAAGAATGTTATTCTATAGGTGTGTGCTTTATTATCTTTTCTTGTTGCACCTTCAAACTTTACTTTACCTTCTTTAAACAGTTCGTAGTTTAGGTATAGCTTTGCTGTTATTTTCTTCCTAGCATCAAAAGCTGAATCGCCAACAATATGGTAATTATAAAAGTGTCCAAATATTTTATTGTTTGCCCTAGAAGCAGGTACTGAAAAAGTCCTAGAAAAATCAGTAAACACCTTTTCAATATCTTTTACATCTTGTAAAGACTGTGTAAGTGTAACCGATTCATCTTTAAATAGATCAACTTCCTTTCCTTCTATATATAATTGTAAGTTTAACATTAACGAACATTGTTTATCTTGTTAAATGCAAATTCAAAGTCTACTGTGTAGTTTGATAGTTTATCGTTTAAGCTAGTTTTAAGTGTTAATGATTTACTTTTAGGTATTATAGGTAAGGTATCGTTATCATATCTTATCCATACGTTTTCAGATAAAAACAATTCTTCAATAGTTGAGTTACTATCTTCATTTATAAACCCTGTGTTTAATGATATGCTTTTAGTTGCGTTTGAGTTATATCTTTCTTGTTGCCCTGCATACTTGTTATAAGTTGCGGTGCTGTTAGATATAGTATTACGCTTGAACGTTTCATCTGTTACGCTAAATGATTCTGTTGTTTTCTTAAAGAAGTATAGGTCTTGGAATGCTCCATACTTATTAGTAAACGTTACCTTGTAAGGTGTGAATTTTGGTTCACATACATTGTTTACAGTTATTGTTTTAAGAAGTGTAGCATCATCAGTATCATATACCTTAACACTAGAACTATCGGCTGGTATGGTTAGGTATTGAATCTTCTGGTTTGTATTACCGTTATCTGTTATTTCTGTATCTGTAGAATCTATTGTTACCTTTCCTACGCCTTCTGCAAATATTGGAAACTTACCTGCTGTGTTTTCTGGCAAGTAAATAGTGTTTGATGTTATAAGTGCGTTTCTTGATAATTCAGGACTTGCACCATCTTCAAAAAAGCCATACCCTTCAACAGCTAAATAGTTATTAGTAACTGGTGAACCATACGAAAATACATTGTCATTCTCATCTAGAAACGTAGCTATTGTTGTAGCCCATAAACACTTAGAAACATAATCATTGTTAAAAGAAATAGTAAGGTAATCCCTAACAAGTTCAGATATTTCAAAGATTACATTAGTGTCATCTCCTATTAAAGAATTCTGTAATGTATATTTTAGGTCAGTTGTTGTATAAGAACCTACAGTTCCTTCGTAAACATATAATTCTAGTTGTACTGTTTTTAATGCCATATTAAGCTATTTTAGTAAAGGTTGCTGCAAGCCAATCTACAAACCATATTTCAGTAATAAGTCCTGATGGTTCTAATTTCATAAAGTGACTTGTTCTTAAATATGCAGGTTGTATGTAAGCACCACTTTCTTGTATTTTTGTTATTCTCCAGTAGTTACCATTTGAAGGATTAAATGAATTTGGATTAAGTACTTGCCATAAAGATGGTGGTTGAGAACCCCTACTGAAAAAGGCGTAGGTATTAACCAAACTTGTAACGTTAGTTGATTCTAATAACAATGGTGTTGATGCTTTATTAGTTACCCTATTTTGTGGATCATATATACCATTAGATTCTAACGCACCTTCAAAAGTGTTAAAGTTTAAAGCTACTGAAGTTACACTTGGTATTGCTGCTTGCATTTGTGCTTTAGTCATAAAAGATAAACCAGCCCCACCTGTATACCATAGATTAGTTCCTGCCGTTGGTGCTATTGCTGGTTGTGTAACTGTAATGTCACAACTGATATCTGAACCACCACTATTAGAATAACCAGTTGCTGGTGGTGTTACAGAATAGGTAATAGTTCTAGGTGTATCACTTGAAACCGAAGTAAAGGTTGTAGGTGAAAACCCTGTTATAGTTCCTTCATTTGCAATACCCTGTACTATTGATCCTGCTGTATATACAGCTTGGTTTGTTAAACTTGCTATTGAACAGGTAAAGGTTGGTAGTGCAGCGGTAGGTTGACTAAAGGTTTTACTACATTCAACACTAGCAGAAGTATTGCTGTAACCTGTTGGAACTGTTATATCAAAATATAGTGTAACGTTTCTATCACTTCCTGTTGCATTGGCAGGGTAGCTTGTTATTGCACTACCACCACTTGAATCTTTAATGGCTGTTATAACCCCATTTACTGTAGGGTTTACAATAGTACCTGTTTGAGATATTGAACCACCTGAAAAGTAAGTATCAGTACAAGCATAGGTTATTTGTGCAGTAGTTGTTATTTGTATTGTTTGTGTTGCTTTACAAGTTAACGGATCACCATCACTTGCTTCAACAAGCATATTTTTAACTCCTGCCCTTTGTGTACCAATTATTGTTAGGATAGAATTATTTATACTGTGTGTAAAGAAATCTAAATGGTTATTGGTTATTAGATAATAATTAATAGGATCTACACCCTGTGTAAAGTAAGAAGATAAATCTATAGTTGCAATATCACCATCCGTATCTATAGCTTGGTTGGGTATAGTACCGTTTAATGTTACACCACCTGTACAGACGTATTGTGGTTGTTCTGTGGTTAGTGTACAGTTTATTGTACCAGCTGCTGAATTGCTAAAGTTTGTAGGTATGCTTATAGCAAATATTACTGTTCTACTTGTTGCACTTCCTACTGTTGCAAACTTACCATTTGCAAAATCACCTGCTGCTGATATGTATGATGCTATTGAACCATAATCAGAACTAGGCAACCCTACGTTACCAAATTGATCTACCGAAAACCCCTGTAGGTTAATGGTTGCACAATCTAAAGCAACCGCTGGTAAAGCTGGTTCACCATATTTTAAATAAAACGGACTTCTTATATTAATTTTTGTACTCATCTTAATCTATCTTCGTTAAATGTAAAGGCTAGGAAATCTTCAACATCCAAACCAAACTGCTGTACTAATTCTTCAGGTAACTTTTTAAACCCTTGTTCAAATGGTTTAGTAAAAAACAAAGAAGGTTTAATACCTTTTCTATATATGCTTCTCGCTATTAAAAACCCTATTGTATTGTAGCTACCTTTTTTGTATTTGCCTTGTGCATCTCTTAGTCTTATATTCTTACTTTGCGCCCAAGCTGCTAATGGTTTAATAGGTGGCATTTTAGATTTATAACTATAAGGTGTATTGTATTTCTTTTCTGTACCACTTACCCCTTTGTCTTGAAACAATCCGTAATCCTCCATTTCAAAGTCTACGTTGATTGAATTAGGCATCACCCTTATGTTACCCTTCAAACTATCATAAAGTTCCTTAGAAACGTTCTTTTTGCTTTTAGACAACCTTGTGCGTGCTTGTTGTATTACAAAGTTTTTAAATGCTTCTAATGCAGCTTCTGTTTTTTTTAGTCGCATATTGTCATATCGTTTTGTACTAATACATCAAATGTTGCTGCCCATCCTGCTAGCTTGTTTTCAAATCTATCTACAAATGGTTCACAGTTTACATTGCCTTCTACCTGATATAGTTCTGTGTATAGATCACCACGTTGTAAGGTGTTTATTATTCTTGTTAGTAAAGCTAGTTGTGTGTTTAATACATCCTGTTCGTTATCGTTTCCTACAAAGATATCAGTAGTAGCTTCTTTGCTTATGTCTACTATATCCATTGCTAGTATAGATACGTTGAATGTAAGTGTCTTACTTCCTACCGTAGTGTTGTTTACTATAATATGTGATAATGGGAATATCGTTTGCTTGTTTAAATCTATATCATCTAAACTTCCAAAGGTTACTGTATTTACAAAAGGTTCTGCAAGTAGTGCTTCTTTTAGTTTATCCGTTAAGTTGTAGAATCCTTTCATTTACGTTTTATTAATTGTTTTTCTAGTTGCATCTTTTCCTTTTCAAAGGCTAAGTACATTAGGCATTGGTGTACATTTAGTTTAGTGACTGTGTTAAACTGGGTAACATCTTTTTGAGCAAGCCCATAGATTGACTGATACCATCCCCACTTAGCCCCAAAGTTTGCTTCTGTTGAGTAGTCATCTTGTTCGTTTCCTTCTGTAAAAAGCTCAGGATAGTTTGTGTTAATTCGTTGCTTAAACGATAAAAAAAAACCATAGCAGAAAATACTACATCTAATGGTGCTTGTTTCATAGCCTCATCATTTACTATTCCTTCGTAATCTTCTATCTGGTATTTGTGTCCTTTGCTAAATGTTACTGGTCTGTATAGAACGCTCATTGCTTTGTGCATTGTTTGCCAGTCACCTAAGTTATCATCAAGGTCTATATATTCTCCTAGTGTCATATCATCTAACACAGGTATAAAACCCATTTTAACGCCCCCTAATTCAAAGGTAGGTATTAAACTATGTTTGGTATCAAACACCTTGTTTAAGTGTAATGATATCTCTTGAACGCTTTTGTATTTAATTGTAGCCACATCCTTTAGATCAAGGTTGCAAAATATCTGTACCATCTTCTGAAGTAAGAAAGTAGTATCCTTATTTTCTTTGGTGTTTATCTTTTCAAACTTTTGATATTGTCCTAATGTAATTTCCTTTAGGCTATCAGGTACGTTTATTTCAATCTTCATACTAATACAATAACTTTAAGGCTTATTTGTATAAATAGAAAAAGGGCTACATCTCTGCAACCCTAATCCTACTAACAAAATGAAACGGACATTCGTAGCTGTCCAAACTATTCTCCTAATATAAACCTTTTATATGCGTATTGATATGCTTCTTCTATTTTATTTTCTAACTCTGTACTGTTTTGTTTGTATGTAGTTCCATTACCTTCTACTTTGTTCTTACCCTTGTAGTCTATGTGAAGGGTAACTTCAGAACCTTTATACGTTCCTTTAATAGTTGGCTTCTGTACTACATATATTTCTTCATACCAGCACGCTTGTCTCATCTTATGATTCAAATATAAACATTATTAAGTACATCCAAGCATACATAGATGCGTATGCTGTTATTCCCCAAGCTGAAGCTACTATTATATTCTTATAGCTAAACATTGCTTTTAGTATCCTAGTTTCTAATCTGTTGTTTCTCATAATAATTGATTTAATTAAACTTTGTTTATACGAATATATAAACTTTTTTTAAACATACCAAGTTAATAAATAAAATACTGCCCTTTGTTTGGGTTCTCTAACTGGTCTGTTAAAACGTAACGTGCTGCATCTATACAGTCAGGATGTAAGCCAGTTGGTTTCTGTAGTGTGTTTCCTTCTTTATCCTTTGCCCATACATATCCACCTAATTCACGTTTAAGGTTTTTACTTCTTGATGTTATATATATTTCGTTTTGGTTCATTAGATTGATTCCATATACTACTGAATCCCTTCCTTTAGTTACACCGTGTATATTGTGACCGTATCCTTGCAATTCGGCAATACTCTTTGGCTCTGCTGAATCAGCCGTTATGTTTTCTTTTATATCAGCTTGTGATAAGAACCTGCTTATATCCCTGTTAAGCATTCCTTTCTTGTATAGAACCTCATCATAGATATAGGCGTTGTTCCATTTATATAAAGCTATTAGTGTTGTTGGATCTACACTATAACCAAAATCCATACCATAGGCTAATAGTCTAGCTTCTTGTGGTATGTTATCTATTTCTTTCCAATCAGGAATGCATACACCTTCTAATGATCCTATTTCACCAAGTCCATATACCCTCCACCAGTTAG